CACCGCCTCGCCACGCTGCTCGAAACGCAGGCAGGCCGCCTGCAGCAAATGGCTGCGCCCGACACCGTCGGCGCCCCACAGGTAGATCAGGCTTTCCGTCCAGCCGGCATCGGCTTCGCACAGGCGCTCGACGTAACCAAGCGCAGCGGCATTGGCGCCGGGGTAATAGTTGGCGAAGGTGGCGTCATCACGCAGACGCACTCCCAGAGGCAGTTGGATAGGTTTCATGCAAGGGGCTCGTCGGAACCGCTGGACTCTCCGTAAAGGCCGGAAAGTTTATACCCTTCGTCTAGGGGTGTCACTGCGGGTCTATTTTGTGTCAATTCAAGGGCTTAGAGCATGGTGCAGGGTCGATTATGGTTCGTTCGAGGTTAGTGTTTTCGACACTATTTCGACACTCACGGGCAATGTTGGGCTATGCCTTTTCGGGTTTTCTCGCCGGGGTTCTGTGCGTTCATGTCTCTCCAGAATTTGCACTCCGGGCTATTGAATTTCTCATCATAGGCGCGCTGTCGTGCTTGTGCGGCTTGCGCCTCTCGCGTTGCATTTAGTCTCTGCTCTGCTTTGGCGCTTTCTGCTCGCATACTTTGGCTAATCCTTTCTATCTGATAGTTTGCCCATGCGTTAAGTATCACAAGTCTTGCGCCGTCTGCTGCTAGTATTCCCAGGACTACAGCAAGAAAGATAATGCCGAAAAGTTCTGCACTGCTACGTTCGCGCTTGTAGACGCTGGGCTGTCTTATTTCTTCATCCATGTCTAACTTCAGGCTTTTTAGTTGTTCATTCATCGTCGGCACTCCGTTGTTTAAACCAGCGTTCGGCAACTTTCTTTGTTAGTTCGATTCCGCTCTTTGACTGGGCAATTTTGAATGTGCTTCGTCATATTCAGGGCTTGTCTGGCCTTTGTCGGGCATTACTTCGCCAGTCATTAGCCACCATCGGTATTGTGGATATACCTTCCCTAGCTGTTCTATCTCCTCTGCGGTAATTCTGGCTTTCCCTCTTTTTATGCTCTGCCATCTCACGTACTCCTTGCTGTTCACGGCCGCTAGGTCTTTCAGGCTCGTTTTCTCCAGCAATTGAAGCGCTCTATCAAGCATTTTAGGCTCATTTAAAAAAACAATTTTATGGACTATTGCCATAATCAACTTGATTATGGATACTGTCCATATGGATTTATTCCATATGGAATATACCGCCAATGACCCTAAATAGTGCCGGAATGACCCAGACAATGGAAACGGAAAACCTTGATCAAACCCAAGCGGCGCCTCTGGCTGACGTTGAACTGCCTGAAGTCTGGGCCGCACGCAACGGCGTAACGCCTGATATGGCTCGTAACTGGGTCAAAAAGGCTGTTCTGCCGTCTGTCAAGGTCGGCAAGCGTCGCATGGTCAATTGCGTGCTGTGGCGTCAGCACCTGGCTGAATTGGAGTGGGTATCGTGAGCGAACAACTGAAAACCTTCTTGGCAGGTCTGCTGCACACCCTGGTTGACCTTCGCAAATTCGGAACTGACGGCGGCCATCGTGTTTCTTATGCAGTTGGCCAGCTAACGGCTGCTGAGCGTCTTGGTGTTTTGACCTATGAACAAGGTAACCGCTTCCGTGGCCTTCTCTTCAACGCTGGCAAGCATGCTTCGCACCCTTTCCCGTGCGACGAAAATTCCGGGCCTTGCATGCCTATCGAAGTTTGGTGGGATCGCCACAAGGCCGCGCTTGCTGCCAAAGCCCGCCTAGCAAAGCCCCAAGCGCGGGACTCGGCCAATGAAAAGCCTGAGCCAGTACCTGCGCCAACCTCACGCCCTGAACTGCGACTGCTCTGTCTGCTGGACGAAACGGCAAGTTCCGATAGTTCAAAGCCTGTGGCAACTATGCAGCCACTGCCACCCAGGCCACGTATCAACGGTCAATGGCCGTCTGCATGTCGTGCCCCCCTCTTACTGCGCGACACACAAGCCCGTCGCCCGTCCGCCTCGGTATTGGTACGTTGTGAGCAACATCGGCAAGCCAACGCCTTTCGTCCCGCTGCGCGAGCCATTTGAGCAAGGTGAGCTGTTATGACCATCCCATCACGAAAAGACATCAGCGAGATTGAAGATAAAGAGCGCCGCTTCCACGTCATGGCGCCCGCCTCTGTCGTCGTCGCGCTGCAAGCTGAGGCTGCTAGCCGCTGTGTCGATGCCTGGCGCCTGGGTGGTGCTGTGATCCAAAGCTGGTTGGAGGCTGGTTGCCCTGACCATATTGAACGCCGTAAAGAGGTCGGACAATGATCGTCCTGGCCGCAGTGTTGCTGCTGGCGAAGCGCGCCATGGGCCTGCGGCTTGCCAACTGGCTGGCCCATGGCGCGCTCGCCCCGCTGCGGCCAGGGCTGTGCTTTTTCGTCCTCGCCAGCGCCGCCGATGTTGAACAGGTCAAGGGCCGCGCTCCCGGCTCGTCGGAACGCGCTTCACCGTTCCGGCGAACGGAAGCACGGGCGAAGCGTACCCTTGAACGCCCGCCCGACAAAGCAAGCCTTGGCTGGGGAGTTGGGGCAGTTTTTCCGCCCCAGCTCCCGAGCCCTCGGCGGCAAGAGCGGGATGACAAGGGCAGCGCCCTTGGTGTTGCAAGAGGGATCGTTACCCGAAGGGCCAAGACAAACACGCTTCACCGTTTGGCTTGGTGAGCGTAGCGAGTAGAGCCCGGCCCGAAGGGCTTGCCCAATAAGTTGTAAAAGTAAGACCGAAGCAAGCAAGTCTGCAAAGCGAACAAGGCCAATTAAGGGCTGTGAGCCTCTGCACGCCGATAAACGCAACAGCAGACAACTAACGCGCAACTAAGCGCACAACTGTAAGAGGTAATAACCATGTCTTTCGCTATTCCGGCTGCAACTTCCATTACTTCCCTGTTCGTCACTAAAACGGACTACTACACAAAAAAAGATACCGGCGAAGTTATGGCGACTGTTCAAGCGCTGTCGCCGATTCCTGCCGGTGCCCAAGGTAACGCCAAGGGTTTTGAGGTCACCGAGTACCGCGCTGACGCCTCGGTTCTCGATCAGGTCGATCTGACCCAAGGCCCGGTAGTGGTCAAGTTCGAAAGCCAGATTCGCCCCGTTACCGACCGCTTTGGCCGCACCACAAATACCCAGGTGCTGACCAAAGTCATCGTTGACCAGCAGCAGCGCCAAGCGGCTCCGCAGGGCGGTAAGCCTGCATCGCAGCCGGCTGACGCCGCCAAGGCCTAACGGGAGGGCGCCGCCGTGCTGATCGTTGATCGCGTGCTTTGTGACTGCTGCGGGCAGCCCATGGGCCAGCTCTACAACCAGCCCGCCCCCCAGCCCGACCTGCTGCCTGATCTGAACAAGGCGCCCGCCCTCGTGATTTGCCCCGACTGCATCGCCATGGCTGAGGTCGTCCGCGACCCCATCCAGGCCGAGTAAGGGGGCACCATGAATTTCATTGTTTGCGACGGCGTATGGGAGAGCGCAGGCCGAACCCCGGTTTGTGTCGGCACCCTCACCACCGTCGCGCTCAGTGAGATAAGCCCGACCGGGCTAACCGCTGAAGAACATGCAGAAATACGGGAACAAGCCCTGATTTTGTTCGCAATAGTCTTCGGCGCTCTCGTGCTGAGAAAGGCACTCAACTTGTAGGAGATACACCTATGCAACAACTTAAAACCCTGGCCCGCTCGTTCGGTGTCGTCGGCGCTGTTGGCCTGCTGGCCGTACAGCAAGCCCATGCCGCTCTGCCTGCTGGCGTCACCACTGCCCTCAATGATGCGCAGGTCGATGGCGTCGAGATCGCGGGTATTGTGCTTGGCGTGATTATCGCTATCGCGGCTTTCAAGTATATGCGTCGCGCGCTGTAAGGGCGGTTTGTACCAACTAGCCCGGTACTTGTATCGGGCTTTTTTATATGAGGGCTTTTCATGGACGCCAATATGCTGACTACCATCATCATCGTTATGGCCTTCTGGGCTCTTTTCTTTGGGCGTGTTTGATATGCGTGCAATTGTTTTTTTTAATTACATTGCCGCTTTCTTTTTAACTGCGTTTCCTCAGTTTGTTTTTTCTGACGACTATTATTCCTGGGTTATTCTCGATAGAGGACATCGTTTTGAGGCTTCTACGCCTGTTGCTACATGTCAAGGTTTCCTTCAAATGCGCGGTGGTCCTAGTAATGGCTGGTATTACAATAGTGTTGAGCTTCTTACCGATTCATCGTTTGACTGTTGGTATGACATATATCCGGCAGCAACTAAAGCATATAGCTTTAGTGGTATTCGCCTTGGTAGCTCTTGTCCTCCTGGCACTACTCAAGACCCCACGACAGGCGCATGTGAAGCCCCGCCGCCCGATTGTCCTGTTGGTGATTTGTTTCCGGCTCGCGGCTCTAACGGTTCCGTTATCAACTCGGGCGGTACAAACTATGTTCTTGACGATGGTCCGCCATCCATTTGCTATAACCAATGCACATATAACGGAGCCGATTACACCCCAGCATCTAGCTGCTATTTTGTAAACGGCTCAACAGATACTGGTTTTTGTAACTATGTCCTAAAGTCCACTGGTGGAAGTTGCGGCGCTGACAGTTACGAGTTTGCCCAGTCCGGCGACTTGTTGAACCCTCCTCAAACGCCTAATGTCCCGCCTTCTGATCCTAATGACCCTGGTTGTCCTGCTGGTTGGTCGTGGTCTGGTACTACCTGCGTAAAGAACCCTGACGATGACGGCGGCGATGGTGGCGGTGGTGACGGCCCCGGCAATGGTGGCGGCGATACTGGCGACGGTGAGGGCCAGTGTGACCCTGCCAAAGACCCGAACAAATGTGGTCAGTCCAGCGTCAGCGGTGAGGCCTGCAACGTCGATCTCAAGTGCGAAGGCGATGCCATCCAGTGCGCGATCCTGCGGATGAACAAAGAGCAACTTTGCCAGTGGACGTATGACGCTAGCGTCAAACAGCAGATTGCCGACGAACTGTCCGGTGAGGCTTATCAACTTCAGGAGACTAATATTCCTGTCAGCGGTCTATTTAGTGAGGCGCTTAACAAAGGTCGTTGGCTTCCGCAAACTTGCCCAGCGCCTCAAACTATTAACGTCATGGGCAATACATATTCGTTTAGCTGGGAGCCGGTTTGCCGGTTTGCTACCGCCATGGGGCCGATTATTGTTGCCCTGGCTTCGATTTTCTTCGCTGTTTACATTGGCCGTGCTTTGAAGGGGTCTTAATATGCCTTTACTTCCGATTATTGCAACTTTTTTAGGTTCTATTGTTTCGGGCCTCGTATTTCGAGCCCTTGCCTCGCTCGGTTTTGCCTATGTCAGCTATGTGGGCATTGGGCATTTGATTGATCAGGTGGATGGTTACGTCAAAACATTGTTTGGCGCCGTTCCGCCTGAAGTTGCCGCTGTTCTTGGTATGGCTAAGCTCGATGTGGCAATCAATATTATTTTGGCCGCTGTCATTGCTCGTCTTCTTTTGGCTGGCATGGATAAAGTCACGGGCACTATCACCGGCCTTGCTCTGCTTAATAAGGTGGGCGGTTAAATGTTTGTTCTGCGCACTGGCCTTCAGGGTAACGGAAAAACTTTAAACACGATTAAAGAAGTAGACGCCAAAGCCGCAAAAGAAGGCCGCCCGGTCTATTATCACAATATCCGGGGCTTCGATCCTAATTCAGAAGTCCTTGAGGCAGTCTGGCAAGAATTCGATGATCCTCTTAAATGGTACGAACTGCCTCAGAACGCCATTATTGTTATCGATGAGGCTCAGACCTTTTTCCGTGTTCGCCCTGTCGGTTCTGCCGTCCCTCCCTATTCCAGCGCCCTGGAAACAATGCGTCACCGCGGCCATGAACTGCACTGTATCACCCAAAACCCTGGTCTACTCGACACGCATTTTCGCAAGTTGTGCAACTCACATATCCACTACGTGCGAGGCCATAAAGGCAAGGTGATCAAACGCTGGGAATTCGAGCGCGTGAACATGGACGTCGAGAAGAAGAACGACTTCAGCGACGGCCAGGCCACGCGGGTGCTACTCGATAAGAAGTATTTCGGCGTGTATCAGTCCGTGGCTGAAGGATCCGAACATCACTTTAAGTTCAAGCCGCCTCGGGCGCTATTCGTTTTTATCATTTGCGTAATAGGTGTCGCTTATTTCGGGTACGGCATTTATGAGCGTCGCATTGCTACCAGCAACCCGGAGCCTGACCCCATTTCTCAGACTGAGGCCGTTCAATCCAACACTGTACCGGCTCAACAATCATCACAAACAACGCGCTCGCCCCTGAGCGAATCCGATTACCTCGCTTTGCGAACGCCCAGGATTCCAGATGTACCCAGCTCGGCCCCTATCTACGACGAAGTTACCCGGCCTGTGACCTATCCGAAGCTCTCCTGTATGCATACTTCCGATACCGAGCTGATTGAACGTAACCATAAACGTTTTGTCGTTGGCTTCCGTGAGGGTCGGCTGTACGGCTGTCGTTGCAATACGCAGCAAGGCACCCGAGCGGTCGTTTCCTTTGACGGTTGCATGGCTTACGTGAACGAAGGTGCTTTCGATCCGGCCAAGCCTGATTCGCTACCTAACAGCGAGCTTTTGCCTCCGGCAGAACAGCAAGCCGTAACAACTTCACCCGTCACCCCGCAAGCCCCACAAATGACCGCTGGCGACCCTTCCTGGCCTTCATTGGCTGGTTATGAGGGCTCGCTGTGATTGCGTACGTCTACGCCATGCGCGGCGGCGCGGTTGCGCGTGAGGCACGAACGCGCGTGCGCGCCGCCGCGCGGGCGCTGACGTCCCTGTAGCACGTCAATAAAAGAACAGTGAAAACGGTCAATAACGGGTCAATAAGGTTTTTTCATGTCTAAGGCAAAAGATCAAATTCGGGTTTTTTTCGGTGCCGATGGTCAAGTTGAAGAAAGCCCCAAGGGTCGCCACTTCTTTGACCAGCATCTTGCCAGGTTCACCGACCTGTCAGGCGTTCGCCTGCTCCGCTGCGGTGTCGATACCGTCCGCCAGCTCTATGCCGGTCTGCTGCGTCCTGACTTCCTGTCGCTGTTCGGTGACAAGCCCGGAATGGTCGATTTCGCGGGCTACCGCTTTCACGCCTCGCGCGTTGGCCGCGATTCGGGGTATCAATTCAAGCTCCAGAATGCCGACCTCGGCCTGATCCTGCTGATCAAGAATTACAACGTTAAAATTGACGTGATCGGCCCTCACCTAAAAATCGAAGTGTCACCACATGCTATCGATGCCCATGAACCTGACCGGCTCCAGGCCGTCATGGATCGTCTTGCCAGTGAATGCATGACAGCCGTCGAGCCTAAGCAGTGCGCTGTCCATCTTGCGCTTGATTTTCAGGGCTGGACGCCTCCAGACGACATAACCGCTCGCCTCCATTGCAAAGCCACTGCTCAGCGTCGTTTTGACGGCATCAATAGCTTCGAATGGGCGGACAAGTCGGCCACCTATGGCCGTGGTCAGTCCTATATGTTCGGCTCTGCCGGTGCTTGCCAGCTTGGCATCTACAATAAATCCCTGCAGGCCAGGGCTATCGATAAGCTCGATTGGTGGGAATCGGTATGGCGTCGCGGTGATAACCCGTTTGATGCCGACGATGCTGGCAACTATGACCCTGATCAGCCCGTTTGGCGCTGTGAGCTGCGCTATCACCATTCCGTGGTCAACCAATTTGCTGCCGGTAGCTGCTCGATGGAATCCGGCCAGTTCATTGAGACCCGCACCTTCGCTGAGTTCGCCCCGCACCTCGATGGTCTCTGGCGCTACGGCCTAACCAACTTTCGTCTTCTGGCTCGCCCTGGGCTGCTTGATGCATTCTGGCAACTAATCCGTGACGATGTTCGTGTTGAAACGGGCGTAACCTCCCTGGTTGATAAGACCGACTACAAGCGTAAGTACAAGACGGCTGCCGGCTTCAGCGGCAAAAATATCGATCTCATGATCGGTAACGCTATTACGCTCGCTGCGCGGCAAGGGCTGGACGCAAAAAAGACCTATAAGGCTCTAAAGAGCCTGCCATTTTGGCCGCTTGTGCGTATCTACTACCGCGACAAGGGCATGACTCCGCAAGATATTCGCGCCATGGTTGGTGAGCGCCTGGAAGAACGCATAGTGCGGTGGGGGCGTGCCGTCTAATGGCTATTGAACAACTGCCCGATGGCCGCTGGAAAGTCGATGTTGAGCCTATCAAGGGAAAGCGCTTCCGTAAGACGCTAAAGACCAAAGCAGAGGCTCTGCGTTTTGAGGCCAAGTGCCGCGCTGACTGTATTCAGCCCCGCGACTGGAATCCTAAGCCAAAGGATAACCGTCGCCTGAGTGAGGTTATTCAGCGCTGGTATGATCTGCACGGCCACGCCATTACCAGCGGACAGCGTCGAACCAATGCCCTTAAGCTCATGGCCGAGCGCCTGGGTGATCCCGTAGCCCGCAAGCTCACCGGCTCTGCTGTCGTAGACCTGCGTCGCCGTGAACTGGAATCAGGCGCTAAGCCAAAGTCGATCAATAACCGCCTGTCCTACCTCAAGACGGTTTTCAATGAGCTGTACCGCTTGGGCGATATCGACTATTCCAGCCCGCTTGCCAAGCTAAAGCCGCTGAAGTTTCAGGAGGCTCAGCTATCGTATCTGTCGATAAAACATATTCCGCAATTGATCGAAGCACTTGATAAAAGCCGCTCGCATAGCGTCCGCCTGGTTGCTGAGCTTTGTCTTGCCACGGGTGCCAGGTGGTCAGAGGCTGAAGGTCTGCGGCCTGAGCTTGTCAGGAACGATACCGTCACGTTCGTT